TTCAGCGTGTGCCAGGATACACAGGGCGCTGGCCTAGCCAAGATGCATCGGAGATGTTGCGAAACCCGAGGGTTGCAGCAGAGGTCCAACGTTGCCGTGAACAGATCATAGGTACAGTACAACTAACTATAAAGATGGTCGTCAAAGATATCGTTGATGTTCTGGAAGCTGACCCGCGAGACCTCATCGAAATCGTTACGCAATCGTGCCGGCACTGCCACGGTGAGAATCATCGCTTCCATCGGACGATCATTGAATACGAGGGCGACTTGGAGAAGCTGCAAGAGAACTTCCAGCACCTTGGTGGCTACGGGTTCAATCCTTTTCGTGAACCGCACCCCGATTGCCCTAATTGCTTTGGCAACGGTGAGCAAGTCGAACGCATCAAGGATGTGCGAACGATGACCAAAGCTCAAGCCGCGCTCTACCTGGGCGCCGAGCGTACAAAGCACGGTCTCAAGATCAACATGCGCAGCAAGGACGCCGCCCGCGCCCAAGCGGCCCTCTACCTGGGCATGAATAAAGAGACGATCAAGTTGCAGAAGACCAAAGCCGCCGAGATGACCGACGACGAGCTTGCAGCGCTAGCTAAGGGTGAGCAACCAGAATGAGCACTATCACCGCACAGCAAGCCGCCATAGAGCTTCAGCGACGCCGGGCGGCCCGAGGTAGCGCCATTGGCTTTGCTGAGTTTGTTGATGTCCCTGGGCGCCCTGTTGAGGATGAGGAGTCAACGGGTAACATTGAGACGCTGCTAGCCGCCCACCACAAAATGATTTTGAATGAGGTTGAAGCGTGCTTCCTGAAGGACACGGGTCGCCTCATGATCTTCATGCCCCCAGGTTCGGCCAAGTCCACGTACGGTAGCGTTGTGGCGCCCTCGTACCTCATGGGCGCTTACCCTCGCACCCGCGTTGGTCTGTTCAGCTACGCCGACACCTTGGCTGTCAAGATGGGCCGGCGTACTCGCGGCATCATCAAGCAAGCGCGCTACGGCTCATTGTTCAATGCAACGCTGTCGCCTGATAGCAGCGCCGCCGACAACTTCACGCTGACCAACGGCAGCGAATACATGGCAACGGGTATTCTCGGCTCAGCGACGGGTAATCGCTTCGAGATCGTCATCATTGATGATCCGGTGAAAGGCCGCGAACAAGCCGACTCTGAGACGATCCGCAACAAGACCTGGGATGCCTACCAAGATGACATCAAGACGCGTCTTGTCCCTGGTGGATCACTGGTGATCGTCCAGACCAGATGGCATGAAGACGACTTGAGCGGCCGTATCCTGCCCGTCGATTGGAACGGTGAATCGGGCGACATCCTCTGTCAAGACGGGAACGTATGGCGCGTCCTGTGCATTCAGGCGCAATGCGAGACGGACAGCGACCCACTGGGCCGAGAGTACGGAGAGTACTTGTGGAAAGAATGGTTCACGCCGCAGCACTGGGCACAGTTCAAACCAGATGCGCGCTCATGGGGTAGTCTGTGCCAGCAGCTGCCGAAGCCAAAAGACGGCAACATGTTCAACCCGGACAAAATCCGCATGATCGACACGCTTCCCGCTGGCCGCATCAAGTGGGTGCGCGGCTGGGATTTGGCGGCCACTGAGGGTGGCGGCGCGTACACTGCTGGCGGCTTGCTGGGCATCCATCAAGAATCCGGCCGCATCATCTTCGCTGACATGTCTCGCGGTCAATGGGGGCCGGGCAACCGCGACGATCAAATAAAGAACACTGTTGTAGGTGACGGCCGGCGCATCACCCAGGACATCCCTGATGACCCAGGTGCCGCAGGTACAGCGCAAGTGGTCTATCTGGTCAAGAAGCTCAAGGGCTACCCTGTGGTATGGGGATCAGAGTCGGGCGACAAAGAGACGCGGGCAATACCTCTTGCCTCCGAGGTCAATATCGGCAACTGCGATATGATCGTCGGCGACTGGAACAGCGCGCTCAAGAACGAGCTTCGAGGCTTCCCGTCATCCACCTATAAGGATCAGGTTGACGCCTTCAGCCGCGCATACGCCCGCCTTGTACCACTGCCGGGTAAAATATCGATCAGCAACAAACTTTTACAGAGGATACGACAATGACTATCGCCGGCCGTGACATGGGGACGTACATCGTCCAATACGGGACAAACGCAGAACGGTTGGCACTCGCTGCCCCCGGAATCAAACCCCTGACCGCCTTTCACGAGACGGATACCGGGGATGAATATAAGTGGTTCGGTAGCTGGCTGCTGACCCCTGGCGCTGCGGGCGGCCCTGGTAGCGGCGGTGTCGCATCCAATGTCACCGTGACCAACTCCGTCACATCGGGGGCCAACGTGCAACTGGCCTCCATCGCGTACATCGGTGACGCCGGCAATTCCAGTACGGCGCAATTGGCAGCGGCGGCCACGTTTGCCGGCACGCTCAAAGCTGTACCGTCCGCACCCAACGCGATCATCAGCGCACTGATGGATCAACCTTTTACCCTCACCGTTACCCAGTATGACGATGCGGGCGCAACGAAGATCGCGGGATCACCTGTTGTCTTCACTCGTCTGGCAAACGCTAGCGTCAATGAGTCCGTTCAGTTAAACGGCAACTTCTACCGGGTCTCTGTGACCAACAACGGAGCTTCGACATCCACCACGTTCTATGTCGATACCTTTACCGGCATCATGCCTGTAGAGCCGCAGGCGCTGACCAACAACGGTAACAAGCGCGTTGCAATCACCGAGGTTGGCGGCACTCCGGTATCCGGCCCCAACCTTCCGGTTATCACGCCACTCGCTGCCCCTGTGACGGCACAGCAGAAAGCTACCGCTGTTGCTACCGCGTTGCCAACCCAAGGCCTTGTTAATGGCGCAGTGATCACCGCATACACAGGGAATGCCGGAAGCATCTTGATTGGCGGCGCGTCGCTGAACAACCTCATTGACGGTACGGGCAACGGTGAAGTACTGCAACCTGGGGTTGCGCGCTCATTCGCTGTATCTGACCTGGGATCGTTGAAAATCATCCTCGCAAACGGCAACACTTCTACCACTGACTTCGTAACCATTTCGGGGAATTAACTATGCCACTGCCATCAATTCCACCGGGCGCCCCAGGTGCTCAATGGACCTTCGACGCCAACGGAAACCAAAACGGGTTGCGCAGCGCCAAGGGGGTGCCTATCGCGTTCCGACCTATCGCATCGTGGGTGTGCGGCGCTTTCGGTGATTCCATCACCGATCAGATTAACTACGGTAGTTTGTACAACTCAAACAGCATTGGGTACATGACGTGGGTCACCCAGTTGACAGTAGGTCGGGTTAAATTTTACCTTGCAGTGAATGGGGGCGTGTCTGGACAGACTACTGTTGATATGCTGACGCGTATTGACGCGTTCATCGTCACGCTGCTGGCAAATAGTGCGCGGGCTTGCGTCGTTCACATGGGGACTAATGATCTGGCTGGCGGCATTGCTTACGCTACAACGATGCTCAACGCCGCGAAGATTTATGGCAAGCTGTTGGCTGCTGGGATTATCCCCATTATCATGCCGATTACGCCACGTTCGTATTCTTCGACCGCCACTTTGCAGAAGCAATTGCGACGGTTGAACAGCGGTTTCCGCAATCTTGCACAAACGACGCCCGGTTGCCTGTGGGCCGACCCATCGTTGGCAAAGATTGACCAGACGGACCAGAACACATGGCCGCTGGATGGATCACTGACGCCGAGTGCTGTTGTCACCGCCAGTTTCGCCACCAACCAGATGACCGTAACGGCTGTCACTAATGGCTTCGTGGACGTCGGCATGCAAGTGCGCCCATACCCATCTGGGGTTCCGGGTACACAGTTGCAGGCATGCTTTGTCACGTCGCAAATCAGCGGGACTACGGGCGGCGCGGGTGTTTATGGCCTCGGCTCGTCCCCCGGCACTATCGCCAGCGGTCAAGTCAATCTGTCCTATACTGGCGACACATATGACGGCGTACATAACGCATGTGTCGGAGCTTGGAAGGACGCTACCGCCATTGTCAATACGATGACCGCAGCAAGCCTTTTAAACTTTCCGGCACTTGGTTTTGTCTCGCAGTGGGATTTGTTCGATGCAGTCAATAACCCGACGGGTAGCGTATTCCAAAACCCTATGATGGCTGGGTCATCGGCACTTCCCGGCACTAACGGCGTTACCGGGTTCATCGCAACCGGCTACACGTTAACTCGTGTACTCGGATCGACAGCAACAGCGGTAGCGTCAAAAGTCACCGTTGCGACGGATAACGGTAATACGCAACCCGCCCTGCAAATTGTCTTTACTACTCCTGCTGGTGAAAAAGCAGGTTGGAATCTGGTCGGGACTTACGTTGGAGGAAGTGCCACGGTCATCGGACAAACGGTGTCCGCTTGGGTGAACCTCAAGACTACTGCACCGACGCCCGGCAGCCTCGCAGTTTTGTTCATGAAACTGCAAGACGGAGTGCACACTTGTGTAGGTAACGTCAACCCGACCGCTACCAAGAACTATCAGCCGAATGCTGCGTTAGATATTCAGATTCCAGTACAACCGCTGCTGATTGCTGCTACTAATAGCTTGGCGCAAACCTTGGCGATCACGCTTGACGGCAACGCGGTTGCATCCGGCAACGCCACTGTGACCATCATCATTACCCAAATGGGTGCGGTGATTACCGGATAAAACTATGAAACCAAACTGGAAACTGATGTCTCGGCTGCTGGGCAAAAAGCAAGAGCAGGCAGTTAAACCGCCGGACCTCTTCAAGCCACCAACCCCCTACCCTGGTGTGGTGCCCGCTGCTGATATGGCAATGGATGCATCGCATCAGGACATCTACGCCTATCTCAACAGCGGCCAATGCGGCACTGAGGTATTCCCCGGCTTCGCTTACCTCTCGCAGCTCACGCAGTTGCCCGAGTACCGCATGCTGTCCGAGAAGACAGCTGACGCCATGGTGCGCCGCTGGATCAAGATCACCACCAAGGGTAAAGGTGACAAGTCGGAACGCATTGCGAAGATCGAAGACGCATTGACGCGATTCAATGTGCGCGAACTGTTCCGCGACAGCGCGAAGTACGACGGCTTCCACGGGCGCGCTCAAATCTTCTTTAACCTGGGCACCATCAAAGGCGAAGAGTTGGAAAAACCGCTGCTGATGGACAGCGCAAAGATCGGCACCGGCAAGCTGCAATGTCTGACGCTGATCGAAGCCATGTACACCTACCCCTCAGACTACAACTCGGACAACCCGCTTGACCCGACGTTTTATGTCCCGCAGTCGTGGTACGTCATGGGTCAGAAGGTGCATGCGTCGCGCTTGCTTACCTTCGTATCGAAGCCGCTGCCGAACATCTTGAAGCCTGCGTATCAGTTCTGCGGCATGAGTGTCTCGCAGCTCTGCCGCACGTATGTGGACAACTGGAAAGGCACCGTCCGCAGCGTCAACCGGATGATCAACAATTATTCCAAGTCTGGCATCAAAACAGATTTGAGTAACACGTTGGCTGGTGACGATGACGGTACGGCGGAAGGCGGTATCTTGCAGCGCGCCGAGCTGTATAGCGGGATCAGCGAAAATCAAGGCCTCTTCGTGCTGCATAACGGCGCGGGTAATGCTGCCGATGCTGAAGAGTTTTTCCAGTTCAACGCACCGTTGACCACGCTCGACAAGCTGCAAGCACAGAGCCAAGAACACATGGCATCTGTGTGCAACACGCCTATCTCAATCCTGCTGGGCATCACCCCTGCCGGCCTGAACGCATCGACGGACGGCGAGATTCGCATCTGGCATGAGCACATTCTCGACATGCAAGAGAAGGTATTCCGCGCCAACCTGACCACAGTGATTAACGTCATTCAGTTGGACATCGACGGCAGCATTGACCCCGATATCGTCTTTGCCTTCCTGCCGCTGTGGGAACAATCGGAAGAAGAGAAAGCCAAGGTCCGCAAGATCGACGCCGAGTGCGCACAGATTTACTCCACAGTGATTAGCGCGGTCAGCGCTGACGAAGTGCGCGAGAACCTCGCCAACAATCCAGAAAGCGGCTACAGCGGCTTGGTGGGTGCAGCGCCTGACGATGGAGAGGATGAGCAAGATGAAGCTACGGACGCCGGGAAAAAGTAAGACCCTCCCCCCGGTGCGCCCCAACGTAGGGGTTCAGGTGGCCTACCAACGCCGCTTGGACGCCCTCGTTGACCAGATGAACGCCAGCGTTGCATGGTGGCTTGGCGCGGCCTATAGCGACGCCCTGGCGATGGATGCGACGCCGGCTGAGATGCTGGGCAAGGTGATGCGCAAGTTGGGCAAACGCTGGATGCGTGCCTTCGATGACGCGGCCGACAAGATGGCGCTTGCCTTCGCCACCGAGACACAGAAGAACGCGGACGCCACCATGCGTAAGCTGTTGAAAGATGCGGGCTTCTCTGTGGAGTTCCAGCAGACCAAGGAGATGAAGAACGCGATAAGCTCGGTGGTGGTGGAAAACGTCGCTCTGATCCGCTCTATTCCCTCGCAGCAGTTCACCGCGATTGAAGGTGCTGTAATGCGCAGTGTGCAGGCCGGCCGCGACCTGAAGACGCTACGCGATGAATTGATCGATTTGGGCGCCAAAAGTAAGAAGCGCGCCGCACTCATCGCCCGCGACCAGAACAACAAGGCCACGGCGGTGATGAACAAAGAGCGGTGCTTGTCTCTAGGCCTCACGCAAGCCAAATGGTTGCATAGCAAAGGCGGCGTACACCCTCGCCCCTCCCATGTGGCCGCCACTGGTGAAGTCTACGACATCGCACAGGGGTGCTATATTGACGACGAGTACATTATGCCGGGCGAGAAGATCAATTGCCGCTGCGTGTCGCAGACGGTAATCCCCGGCTTTGAGGATTAACACTATGAGATTAACAGAATTAAACCCCCGTTGGTACGTGGAGCACGTCGGAGGTCTGAAGGTTGGTTTGACTTTCGACTGCCCGCACTGCCGTTCGCGTCGGTTGGGGGTGGCGTTTCACCATGTCGGCGCTGAGATGATCTTTGACGCTGAGGAAGATACCCACGGCCCTGGCGCGGCTCGCTGGGCTATCACTGGTGATCAGCATGGCACCAGCTTCGAT